ACCTAAAATTTTGTATTATAAATAGAAGGTAACATTACGTTACATTTGTGAGCGACGGGGTAAAGCCGTCAAGCAAAGGAGAAAACAATGGACGCACTCACCTTATGGAGCCTTATTGGCTTCCTGCTTGCTGCATATGCAGTTATAGCAAACGATTCAGTACAAACTCTCGGTACATGGATGGCATCAAACAATGAGAGATTCAATTACAAAACATTATGGATTGCGGCATCCGCTGTCCTATTAGCCACACTATGGTATGGCTGGACAGTAAATGGTGGAGACATCAGTTACGGACGACTAAACAAAATTCCATGGCAAGAAGTACAATGGTATCATGCAGCCGCACCTGCAATCCTTGTGTTGCTAACACGAATGGGTGTGCCAGTTAGCACAAGTTTCTTAGTGCTGTCAGTGTTCGCAAGTACCTTTGTGCTTGAGAAGATGCTTATGAAATCAATCATGGGCTACGGTGTTGCAGCCGCATTTGCATATGCAGTATGGTTTGCAATACACAAGTATTTTGGTAGATGGTATGACGAAACAAAGCCAGTAAGCGAAAGCAACAAAACCTATTGGCGAATAGCACAATGGGTAGCAACAGGAGGCTTGTGGTGGACTTGGTTGTCACATGACATTGCAAACATTGCAGTGTTCTTACCAAGACAAGTTCCAGCAGACCTAATGGTGTTTATTAGTGGAGTGTTTGTTGTAGGCTTGTTCTTTATGTTTAGAGAGCGTGGAGGCAAGATACAACAGATTGTATTAGAGAAACACAATACAAGATATGTAAGGTCAGCAACGCTGATTGACTTGTTCTATTGGTTGTGCTTGTACTTCTTCAAAGAACTAAACGACATTCCAATGAGCACGACGTGGGTCTTTGTCGGCCTACTTGCTGGACGGGAACTGGCGATGGCAACATACTTTGGTAAGAAGAAAACCAAATCGGTCTTTCCGTTAGTAGCAAAGGACTTTGGTAAGATGATGGTAGGCTTAGGTGCAAGTGTTGCACTGGTGCTGATGATCCATTATATTATTGTACCAAACGGATTATAATATTTGGAAAGGCTGTGTCTAATGATGCAGCCTTTTCTCTTGACATACAGCTCGATGAATGTATAATTACAATTATAACAGCATAGGATAGACTATGAAAATAGGAATAGCAGGGTACGGATTTGTAGGCAAGGCTCACGAACTTATACTAAAAGATTATCACGATTTAATTATATACGATCCTGCATTAGGACACTATGGTGACATGCGCCACGCAGATGCAATAATTGTATGTGTCAGTACACCAGAAGGATCGCATGGCGGATGTCATATGGATAATGTGTATTGCATTATTGAAGACAATCCAAATGTGCCTATACTAATTAAAAGCACAATTTCAGTAGAAGGTTGGAAAATGTTACAGCATGTGTTTCCGCATACTGACATTGCATTTAGTCCTGAGTTCCTACGTGCGGCGCATTGGGAAACAGATGCACAGTTGCAAGATAATATCTACTTGGGAGGCAAGAACACAGGCTTCTGGTCAGATATATTCATTACAGCATTAGGTAATATCAATATAGACATTGTTAATCCTGAAGCATTAGTATTGGCTAAGTCAGTACGCAATAACTTTTTAGCATTAAAAGTTTCGTTCTTTAATCAAGTATATGATTATTGTAACTCGCAGAACTTAGACTACGAAGCAGTTGCAAAGGTAGTAGGTGACGACTCTCGCATAACAGGAAGCCATACCACAATTTCAAAAGAAAGAGGGTACGGCGGACACTGTTTTCCTAAGGATGTAAAAGCTCTTGTTACTTCTGCCAAACTCTCTGGTAGCCCAATTACACTTTTAGAAGAAGCTCAAAGGTATAATAATTTAGTCCGTAAGAGCTAAATTAATGTTGTCGTGGTATGCAGTAATGTCATGATCAGCAATGCCATCAAAACGTCCTACTTTGATACCAGACCAAGTGCCTTTCCACCAATCTTTAAAACTTGGTTTACCTATTGTATTATTACTGGTTATATAGTGTAGCTCACCGTCATGTTTATAGCCCATTAATGCCAATGGTACTTTAGTTACTATGTCGTTGTTATTTCTCCAACGATGATGTGTTACTCCGAGACTCTTACAATAGCTCTTCCATCCTACTCTTGGCGAACCGTATGTATAAAGCTCTTGTACTGGTTCAACTTCTGGATATAGATGACAACGACTTGCCATAATAGTTGCCATGGCTGCTCCGAGACTGTGACCACAGAACCAAAGTGCTTTGTCTTTGTTTACTTTGCGATCAATGTCTTCTAATACCATTGGCCATAGTTCGTCTACTTCTGCTTTAAATCCTTTATGCACTCTACTCACTGTTTCTGCCATTACAGGCACAGCATTTAGATCTGCTTTAATATCATTAAACTCAGTTGGCTCAGTGCCGCGGCAAGCAATAACTAAATCTGTCTTGTTCATAAAACGATATGCTTGTGCGCCTTCTTTATCGTAAAATTCTATTGTTGTAAATCCTAATTTTTTCGCTTGACTTGTTGCATCTTTTTTGTTACTATAAGAAATCTTAGCAAGTTTAGCAAACAACAAGGATCTTTCTTTGAAACTCATATCTGATATTGACATATTTTAACTCCCTCGTCTATGTAAGCATATTTATTCTAACGCTAAATACAATACGGAGTAACCCATGAAAAAAGCAACCAGAAGTTTATTAGAAGAATTAACTGATTTAACAAAACGAGACAGCTCTTTTGATGATCATTTAATCGAATCTAAATGTAATAATTTGATTATCGGGTGTATTAACATCTTAGAGAAGATAGGAGAAAGTTATGATCCTGAAGTTGCGGCAGACCTCCAACGTAAATTTTTAAATAGTATAAAAGCAGGCGATCCTAAAAAATTCAAAAGATCGATAGAACGAATTATTGAGAGTAAAAAATGAAATTATTTGAAGGCGGCGCAATGCCCGGAGTTGGGCCAATACATATTGATGAGATCAACCCAACTCTTTCTGTGTTAGAAAAGAAGTTAGGTATCGACTTAATTAATAATGCATTAGGTAGCGTAGGTAAAAAAGAATTCAGTGGCGACATTGATGTTGCACTTCAAATAAAGCCAGATGACATTCCAGCATTTGTAGACAAATTAAAAATGATGCCCGAAATACTTGACATAGCTAAAAGTTCTGTTATAATGACAAAAGTTAAAATAGCAAACTTTGATCAAAGTAAGACAACATCAAAGCCAAGAACAGGATATGTACAAATAGACTTTATGCCAGGCGACCCAGGTTGGATGAAAACATATTACCATTCACCAAGTGATACAGAATCAAAGTACAAGGGTGTATTTCGTAATATTATGATTGCAACAATTTGTGCAGCGTATCAGCGTAATGATTCGGAAGAAACAATAGATGACGGCCGCCCAGTTGAAAGCGAGCGCTGGATGTGGTCACCGACTGATGGCCTTGTACGAATCAAACGTACTCCTGTAGCAAAGAAGAACGGCGAAGGATACACAAAGAAAAACAATAACGAGATTGTACAAGAACCAATTAAGACTGCTGATGCAATATCTAAAGCATTAGGATTAGATAGCGCAGAAGATTTAAACAGTTACGAAAGTTTAAAAGCAGCAATAGAAAAGAATTATGAACCAGCAATGGTACAGAAAATACTGGACGGATTTGCAAAGAACGGGCAAGTACAAGATATTGGTGTTCCTGATGATTTAAAAACAGAAGAATTAGATCGTATTCAAGAGCTTGCAGGTATGTCGTTAAACAGTGTAAGGATGATATGTTAAATGAAATATTCAGACTTAAAGATAGTAGAATCAAAAAAATTCCTATACGAAGGCGAAGCACGTATCCAACATGCTGAAGACCTTGTGTTTTGGGAAGGCAGTAAAGGCGCAATACGTGCTATTGAAAGTTTAAAGAAATTAGAACAAGGTGGCCACACTGATGTTACAATTAAATGGGACGGCTCGCCTGCAATTATTTTTGGACGCAATGAAGCTGGAGAGTTTGTTCTCACAGACAAGTCAGGCTTTGGTGCTAAAGGCTATAACGGTAAAGCAACAAGTGCTGACGACTTGGCACAGATGTTTATGAATCGCCCAGGCTATGCTAAGAATCCTGAAGGGTATGGAGTGTTAGTTAAAAATATGAAAGACATTTTTAACAAATATGAAAAGGCAGTGCCAAAGAATTTTAGAGGATATTTTAAAGGCGACTTACTATATTTTAAAAGACCTGAAACGATAGATGGCTCGTATACATTTACGCCAAACATTGTAACATACAAAGTAGATGTCAACAGTGAACTTGGTCAACGTATTTCAAAGAGTGATACAGCAGTTGTAGTACATAATATGGAAGACGAACAAGGCAAAACATCAAAGTTGCCAAGTGATGTTAAAAACTTATTCCAAGGTGAAGAAGTGTTTGTAGTTCCTCCTGTTACAGTTACAAAGGCACCAGAAGTAGAAAATGACGAAATAACACAACTTAAATCAATAGTAGCTAAAAATGCCGCAGCTATAGATGATCTACTTAACGTTTCGCAACTAACTCAACTTAAACTTAAAAACCTACCACAAATGTTGTACAGTTATACTAACAGCAAAGTTGACACAGGTTTAGACAACATCGGCAGTGACTTTTTTGCTTGGCTCAGTAATACAAAAGAAAGTGACCCAAAAAAGAAACGTATAGCCGAGTATGTACAACAACATAAAAAGGGTTGGCAAGCTATCTGGGACACAGTCGCAGCAATAATGAGAGTCAAAAATGATATAATCAAACAGTTTGACCAACATGACACAGATGTACGTGCATCAATTGGAGACCACGGACCGGTTAATTCAGATGCACACGGTGACGGAGGAGAAGGTTATGTACTTTCTCATCCAGAAGGAGACATTAAACTTGTCTCAAGAGAGTATTTTTCAAAAGCAAACAGAGCAGTGGAGAGATAAATGAAAATTAACGAACTAACAGAAGGCACCTTTGACGACTTTGGTCTTAAAGGTCACGGGTCAGAACTTGATAAAGATAATGACGCACCAGGATTTAAACAAGCAGCAATGTTTGATCAACTTGGTAAAATTTTAGACTCACAAAATAGTCCAAAGCCAGTAAAATCAGTCAAGACAGACGATGGTAAAGAAATAAATGTAACAGCACAACAAGCAAGAATGTTGCGTATGTTTGCAACTACAGATAAAGTAAAGCCAAACGTAAGAACACGCTTTATTCAAGACATTCAAAAGAGTTCAGGGTTACATGATTTTGTTGATATTAAAGACTATCACGAAATGCCAAAATTGTTTATGCAAAAATACTTAGGTTAATATGGATTTTATAAAAGACTTACACGAAGCAAGAATGACCCGCAACTCGTCGGATCAGAAAGCATTGACTTTTACTGATGTATGTGAAAGATTATATCTGCATCTATTAGTTTTAGAAATACTAAGACAGTTTCCAAACAGTAAGTCTTTTGCAAAGATGTATGCACAAAAGACTGTTAAAAATGATTCTTATAAACATTTTAGAATACATGGTACAGACTTACACAATTTGATACATTTTGCTACTGGTGATGAAGATGCTATTAATAAACTTAAGAATCCAGGGGCAGCAAAAAAACAAAGAGCTGCTACACAACTTCCGTCGTTGGCACTGAATAGATACCTAAGTGAAATAAAATTAGGCTCTCAAAACAAAGATATGCAAATATTTTTAAGACTTGAAAACGCTCTTAAAATTACAAATACAAGTTATAAAACTGCTCGTAGAAATATACAGTCGATACAAAGGTTATCTTTAGATGAAGTTAAAGAAAACATTACTGTTATATTACTTGCTTGTAGAGCAAAATTAAGAAATAGCGATATTATCAGTGAATTAGAAACATTAGTAGCATCCAGAGACTTTGAAACAGCTTCGGTCAAAGACAATGAACCTAAGATAAGTACACCAGACTTATTGCCTAACACAGCAGTACTTGCAAGATATAGATATATTGTTGGACAACGCAACTTAGTTCTAACCAAACAGTTGATTGATAATGTAAAAGGCGGCAGAGGAGCAACATCGCAACAATTAAAAGCATATGCTCCTGCAATGGAAATAATAGATGATATTGTAAAAGCAGGACCAAGTTATATACAACAACTAAGAAACATACATAAACGAGCAAAAAAAGGCTTATAACACATAATCTTAAGTCAAGATGATAAATACTTTTGTAGAAGAATTCACAGAGTGTGAATTTCCATTTTAGATAATAGGAGAAGAAAATGGCAGTAGTATCAAACCCAAACGCAGCAGTAGTTGCAGGTAGTGGCGTAGGCCCAACAACATACATCTATGCAATCACAACTGGAACAATTACAGTAGCAGCAGCATGTGATTCAATCACAACAACATATGGCGGAACAATCGCAGCAGTTGAAGGTGTAGCAAACGGCAACCACATTGCAGTACAAGGTGGACCAGGCGGCGCAGAAGCAGTTGGTGGAATTGCATTAGTAGCAACATT